CCAGCTAAGAAAAGATTTATTATGATGTTCAAGTAAGGTGTAAATTGGCTGCGGAAACAGTCAACCTTCTTCCATACAAGAGTTGAGTGCAAACAACTATTCATTTAATTGTCATGTGTAGTCCTTGAAACAAAATACAGTGCTAGGCTGCTTCTTAACGGAGGTAGCTTTTTTTTATTTAGAAAAGATATACTTAATATACTGATTTAGAGAAAGGGGTCGTACTATGGCAAGACTAACGCCTAAGCAACAAATGTTTGTTAAAGAGTATCTAATTGATTTAAACGCAACACAAGCGGCTTTGCGTGCTGGTTATTCTGCTAAAACCGCTAAACAAATGGGTACAGAGAACCTATCCAAACCTATCATACAGTCTGAAATACAGAAGCATATGAACACTAGGGCTGAGAAGGTTGATATTAGTTCAGAACGAATTTTACAAGAATTAGCTGCTATAGCATTCCATGATGCAAATGATGTCGTGTACGTGGATGAAGTGGAGTATATAAGCGATTGGAAAACGATTAAGAAAGCAACGGAAACAGAGCCGGAAGTTAAAGAGCCTATTATGGAGATTTCGCAGCGTGTTGTTGTAAAGAATCTTTCTGAACTTACGCCGCTCCAACGAAAAAGCATTGCGTCTATTAAGCAAGGTAAAGAAGGAATCGAAATAAAGTTCTACGATAAGATTAAAGCTGCTGAATTGCTCGGCAAACATATGAAACTATTTGCTGATAAGATTGAGCACAGCGGAGAGGTTACACATAACAATGTAGATTTAACCGCTCTTTCTGTTGAGGAGTTGAGGAATCTTGCTAAATTTAACGGTTGAGCAAAGAATTGCTGTTGCTATGGAAGCACAGAAGGAACTTAGCAGGCGCAACTACGGTGATTATGTTGTTCATGTTCACCAAGGGCGCTATAAACATGCGAAACATACGCTATTCATAACGGATGTGTTACAACAGGCCTTGGATAAAAAGAAACAAATGCGTGAAGGTTTGATAGAAACAGAAAATCAGTACATTGCAATTAATATGCCGCCGCGTCATGGAAAGTCTATGACGATTACTGAAACGTTTCCTAGCTATTACTTAGGACACTTTCCCGAAGATCGCGTGATTGAAATATCTTATAACGATACCTTTGCCAAGAAGTTTGGTAAGAAGAATAAGGAGAAGGTGCGGCAATTCAGTCAAGAGCTATTCGGCGTTTCACTTAGTAAGCGGGCTTCTGCTACAGACACATGGTACTTAGAGAATGAAATAGGCGGCATGTTGTCGCGTGGTGTGCTCGCTGGTATCACTGGTGAAGGTGCAGACCTCATGATTATTGATGACCCTGTAAAGAACAGGGAGGAAGCGGACAGCGAAAGCCGAAGGGATAAAATATGGGATGAATGGGTAGATTCATTTTCCACGCGTTTACATCCGGGCGCAATCTGTATTCTTATTCTTACACGCTGGCATGAGGACGATATACAAGGGCGCTTACTCTCCAAAGAATATGGGGAGCCTTTACCTTGGCAAGTGTACAATTTCCCGCTAGAAGCTGATGAGAAGCATATAAACGAAGAAGGCAACCATTTGAATAGAGAACTAGGGGAGCCGCTATGGGCTGAACGTTACGGCAAAAAGTTCATTGAACAACGTAAGCTCTACCCTTCATCGTACAATAGCCTTTTCCAAGGTAGACCAACAGCAGCGGAAGGTAATATGCTTAAAAGGCATTGGTGGCAGTATTACGACCATTATCCGCTTGTTGCTCAGGAAATCATTTCTGTTGATGCTACGTTTAAAGATAAAGATGATAATGATTTTGTTTCTATCCAAGTATGGGGCAAGGTTGGAATGGATATGTACCTAAAAGACCGATTAAAGGCACGCATGAACTTTCCAGCTACTTTAAGAGCGTTACGGAACATGATGCGTAGACATCCGGCAGCAGTTACCCGCTTAATAGAGGATAAGGCAAACGGTCCAGCAATCATTTCTATGTTGCATAGAGAGGTCGGCGGTATAATTGTAGTGAATCCGCAAGGCGGTAAAGTCTCACGCGTGCAAGCAGTATCGCCATTTATTGAAGGCGGTAACGTTTGGTTGCCAAGACACGAAGCTTTCTCACAGGAGATCGTTGAAGAAGCTGCAGCATTTCCGAACGGCGCGCATGATGATGATGTAGACGCAATGTCTCAGGCACTTAACCGCTTTATTTATCATAGCGGAGAGTTACCACCGCCGGAAACGCCGCCTTTACCGCAGGCTTTTCAAACAAATAATGATGATGAAGGGGAGTTTATACAATGGTAGATACGATTATTAACGCGCTTTGTGGTGCTGGAATCGCTTTAGTTGGTGCAAGCGGCTATGTATTTCACATTCTTAGCAAGAAAGATAACGAAAATAACACGCGTTACAGTGAATTATCAGGAAAGTACAGCAGATTAGTTACGCAAAAGGTTACAATTGAATCAGATTACGCCCAATTAAAGAAAGACTTTCAGCAATTAGCAGATGAACACAAGGAGCTAAAAGAAACATACGCGCCGCTTGCTGCTTTAAATCCGTTCGAGCGTCAAGCGGTTGGAGCTGTAACGAATCAATCTATACTAGATGAATGGATGAATGGAGAAATAAAGGAGGGTAACTGATGGCTAAAGAACAACAGCAAGCACAGGGTAACATAGCGCCTAATACGGTCATGCAACCAGAAATGATTGAGCAAATTAAAATGCGTGCCGAAGCAGTAGAAAAGGAATATAAGCAGGCGTTGGACTATAAACGCTCGCAAAACTTCCTTACAAATTGGGCTACGTTTGAACGATTCAAAGCGGGGGACCAATGGCCCGCAGTAACAGAACGTACTAAGATGTTGCCGCGTCCAGTGTTCAACATAATTGATCAGATTGTTTCGCATAAGGTTGCAACCATCATGAACGAGAACATTAAAATGGTTTACTCTGCTATGGATGTCGATGAACCTGACAACGAACGAGAAGAAGAAACAAGCGAAGAAATGCAAGGGGAAGATATTACACAATGGGAAGGCGCAGACCAATTTAGCCGCTATTCTGAGAGTGTATGGGAGCATATCAAGCAAGACCAGCTTAACGAAGAAATGTTAGAGAATGCCGCAGCAGTTGGCGCGGGATTCATTCACTATTATTGGGACCCTTCTGTAAATGGCGGTAACAAACTGAAATATAACGGCGATATTAAAGGCGAAGTGATTGACGCAGTAAATATCTTTTTCGGCAATCCTCAAATACCTGATATTCAGAAGCAACCATATATTATCATCACAAGCCGCGAGTTTGCTAAGACTGTACAGGAAGCAGCTGCAACTAATGGTTTACCGCCTGAGTTCATTGAACAGATTAAAGAGGATAAAGAGACGCAAGACCAGGCATACGATATGGCGCAACAAGAACAAGACGGAAAAGGGAAAGTAACTGTCTTAACCCGCTACTATAAGAAGAATGGCGAAGTTCATTTTATTAAAACAGCGGCAGGCATTACGATTAAGGACGAGACACCGATGGGCTTTGATAGATACCCTATTGTCATGATGAACTGGAAGCGCCGTAAGAAATCCATTTTTGGCGTTGGAGATATTGAGAGCTTAATTCCCAATCAAAAAGCTATTAACTTCTTAATGGCTATGCAGTTGCTTTCTGCTCAACTTACAGGCTGGCCGAAGGTAATTGTTAATAGATCCTATATCAAGCAGCGTATTAAGAATGAGCCGGGAGAAATCATTTACACAGACGCGCCGCCGGATAAACCGAACGCGGGCATTGATTACTTAAACCCTGCTTCTATGCCTTCTCATTTACCTGAGCTAGTCGATAACTTTGTAGGTTACACTAAGGAAACATCAGGAGCCAATGAGAATGCTATGGGTGAAAACAACAGCTCTGACTTAAACGCTACCGCTATTATTCAATTACAAAAGGCTGCTGGTGTGCCGCTTGAATCAATTAAACGTAGATTCTATCAAGCTATGGAAGATACCGGGCTTATTTGGATGCAGTTCTTTAAAACAAAGTACAATACGTTGCGTATGATTAAGCTGCAGAACGATGAAGGCGAAGAATATCACCAAGAGTTTCAAGGCACTGACTATGCAGACGTAGATATGAGATGTAAAATAGATATCGGTCCTTCTTCTTCATATTCAGAAACGTTGATGATGTCCAGTTTAGATAAATTCCTTGACATGCAATTAATAGATTTTGAAACGTATCTTGAATTAGTGCCGAAGAATGTTGTACCTTTTAAAGACAGGTTGAAGCGAATTGTTAAGCAGAAGCAACAAGAAGCTGCTCAAATGGCAGACCAACAGTTTGAAGAGCTATTAAATCAAATGGACCCGGCAGAACAAGAAGCTTATTATTCCGCTCCACCTCAATTACAAGCGCAAATGAAAGCGCAAATTATGGGCGGTCAAGAAGGACAACCACCGGGCGCAGCTCCACCAATGGGCGCTATGCCACAAGGAGCACCAGCACCGGGAGGACAACCACCTATGCCGCCACAAGGCGAACCACAACCAATAGGCGGGTAATTTCGACATAGAACACCTTTATATAGCGTCCTGAGTATGACGCAATAAAAGACTCATATTTTCCCAACCATAGGAAAAGGAGTGTTTCACAATGGAAAACGAATTAGCAGGCTTAGGCAACCATACCGAAGCGGCAGGCGGTCAAGAAGCATTTGACCAACAATCACAAGGTTTTGAAGGGCAACAAGGATTTGAAGGGCAACAAGAAACTGCTACCCCACCACAGGAGCAGAATTATTTTAATGTTCGTTACAACAAAGAAGATATGCAGATACCTTACGACCAAGCGCCGGACTATATCCAAAAAGGATTAAACTACGATAAGCAAGTTGAGCGCCTAAACACCTACCAAAGTGATTTAGAGCGTGTTGCGCGTGTGTCCGGGTATGATTCAGTTGAGGAAATGAGAGCTGCTTTAGATGGCTACGAACAAGAGCAACAACAAAATGAATGGCGCGAGCAAGGTATTGAGCCGGACGCTATGAATAAGTTTTTAGAAAATCATCCTGACATTCAATATGCTAGGGAAATGCGTGCTCAACAAGAAGCACAAAAACAATTTGATCAGTATGTTTCTGAATTTAACCAAGCACACCCGGACGTAAAGCCGGAAGATGTGAGCCAAGAAGTTTTTAATTTAATGGACTCGCGCGGGTTATCTCTTACAGAAGCTTACCGTATTCACAATTACAATAACCTAACTAAGAATGCCCAACAAGCGGCGATTCAGAGTTTAAATCAAAATAGTAGCTCGTCTCCTGGCTCACTAGGAGCGCAAGGGGCTGAACATACACAAAGTGTGTCGAGCCTTTCAAAAGCTGACTTCGAAAGAATGAAACAGCAAGTATTGAATGGGGAGCGCACTTCATTCTAATTTAAAAGGAGTGCTTTAAATGCCTACAAATGTACAAGGTTATAACAATACTGCTGGCGTAAATGCCTTAACTGCAGAACAAGCGGAGTTCTACAACCGCACAATGCTTGAAAGATTAACACCTGAGTTATTCTTCATGAACTACGGAGAAAAGAAAAACATCCCTAAAAACAGTGGTGCTACTACTTCTTTCCGCCGTTTAAACTCTTTAGCGGTTTCAACTACTGCGTTAACTGAGGGTGTTACACCTGATGGCGTAGATTTGAACATCACTAAAATTCTTGCTACTGTTCAACAATACGGTAACTGGACTAAGATTTCTGAGTTCATTAACCTTACAGGGTTAGACCCGCTATTAACTGAAACTGCTGAGTTAATGGGTGAAAATGCTGGTGAATCTATTGATACGATTGTACGCGATATGATTTACGCAGGAACTAACGTTCAATATGCTGGTGGTAAAGCTGCGCGTAACTTAATTACTGCTGCAGACAAAATCACAGCTTTAGATATTCTTAAAGCTCGCCGTACTTTAAAACGTAACAAAGTAAAACGTATTTCTTTACCGGGCGGCGGTAGTGGCTACTTAGCTTTCATTCATACAGACGTTGCAACAGATTTAATGCAAACGCAAGAATGGAAAGACCAAAATACTTATGTTGATACTAAGAACCGTCAAGAGGGTATCTTAGGTAAAATGTACGGCATCTATTTCTTAGAAGCTGACAACGCTATGAAGTGGGCGGGCGCTGGTGCTTCATCTGCTGACGTATTCGGCACGCTATTCATTGGTAAGGGTGCTTATGGTGTACCTGATGTAGCTGGCAGCTCTAAGCCTGAAATGATTGTACACAAAGCAGGAAGCGGCGGTACTAACGACCCGCTTAACATGTTTAATACAGTCGCTTGGAAATGTGCGTTTACTGTTGCTCGTTTACAAGAACTTGCAATGGTTCGCTTAGAGTCAGGCGCAACAGTTTAATAACTTAATAGGGGCGCTTAAAACCGCCCCTATTTTATTTTAAAAAAAGTGGAGGGTTTACTATTATGGCAACTAAAAACACTAAATCAACGGAACAAGAGGAAGTTAAAACGCCGGAACAGATCGCAATGGAAGAAAAGTCTTTAGAAGCTCAGGCAAAAGCAGAAGAAAAAACATTGAAGCAGCAGCTTGACGCTATGCCAAAGAAAGCTATTCATATTCCAGAAGATCCAGTCAACCCGGATAACGTTGCTTCTGTTACATGGAATGGCATTACATATGCTATTCCGCGCGGTCAAGACTTTGAAGTACCTTATGTTATTGCTGACATTTGGAGAGAGTCTTACAGAAAAACGCAAGAAGTAAACTTACGCATTCGTCAATCAACAACAAAAGAAATCAAAGTAATCTAATTGAGGTGATTATATGGGGCGTTGGACTCCTGACGGTCGATACGTTGACCATGTAAATGAGATTGAGGATTTTAAAAGTAGCGGTATGGTTCCTACTGAGGAACAAGCGAAGTATACGCCGCAAGAAAAAATACTTTCCGCTGTGACTGTTAACGCTGGAATTACAACAGCTTTCACATCTAACTTAATTATTATGGACGGATTTAACAGTGTTTCAACTTGCGCTGTTACAACCGCTCATAACTTCACTTTTGAATTACTTTCTAGTCCTGACGGTACACAGGTAATAAGTGATAATGGAGTTAGTAGAACAGGTTCAACAAGCACAAAAAAAGCTGACAGTTCTAACTTAATGGCTTTTGCTCTTGTTAGAATAACAAACAATGACGCGGCTAATAAAACTTATGACGTTTGGGCGAGAAAGTACAATATCTAGGAGTGAATTAAATGCCTACACTTATCGAAGTGTTACCAAAATTCCAAAATGAAAACGATCAAGAGTGTTTTCCTATGTCACCAGCGGCAGAATATGAAGGGCATTTTATGGACGGTTATGTACGTTCTGAATGGTTTAAGTCTGTATTTCCTGACATTGCTAACGGTGTGCTTCCATTATCACAAACACGTTACGCAGCTCTTAAAGATATTGGTGACATGTGGAAGATTAACGCTATTAACTGGCGTAAAAGCGGGCTAGTTTCCGTATACAACATTAAAGCTGAGGACATTATCGAAGAAGAAGAAGCGTTTCTTTTAGAAATGTACCCACCAGCGCCGGAAGAACAACCACCAACAGAAGAAGAAACAACAGAGGGAGCTTAAACGCTCTCTTTTTTTGAAAGGAGTTTTATATGCTATATCCTAAAAAGAACTTATTGCCGCCATTCACTGATAGCAGGTGGAGAATACACCCTAACGCTAAACTGACAGGCGAATACAGCGCCGTTTTAACAGCAAACGCGAACTATAACACTACAGGTTTTGACATAAGTTTAATTCCTGGCAGGAAATACACGTTATCTTCAAGAGATATTCAAACAGGCGCTAACATTTATGTGAAACAATCGCTAGGTGGAAACGACAATTATTACATTTTATCAGCAGCAACAGGTAATTTGAGCTTTACGGCGGTAGCTGGCGCAACGTATAAAATTGAGTTTCATAATGGAACTGTGTTAAATTCACCAATCACTTTTAAAGAAATTCAGTTAGAAGAAGGAGACTTAACACCTTTTGAGCCATACCAGCTAATTAATAAAAGAGCGGCGTTAACTTCAAAGAACTTACTGCCTAGCTCAGACGGTTTTTTACCAACATCACAAACTATACCGGGAATACCTTTAAATACATTCGGTTCTTCATTCGCGCAAGCTCCGGGCGATACAATAACAGTTAAAGGTAAATACGAGTTTGAAATGGTCGCTTCTGTAAATAACCGCAATGTTATGGTTGTTATTCCTGTTACGCCGGGAAAAACTTATAAACCATCATGTATAACGAATGGAGATATACATTTATTCTTTGTTAATGCGGCAAAAGCAACTACATTGATTGTTTATGACACAGTAAGCGGTAATAAAACAGCAGTTGCACCGCCTGACGCAGCATATGTATGCGTGTATCTTACAAACAGAGGATTAGGACCAGGCACATACTACTTTAAAAACTGGCAGCTTGAAGAAGTTAAAAGCGCAGGAGATCCAGCAACAGCATTTGAGCCGTTCCAATTAACAAACAAACGAGCTAACCAAGTTCCGAAAAAGAATTTAATTAAAGATTTTTTAAGTTCTGATTGGTTTGCTGATTATTCGGTGTCTGGTGGAATAATGAAAGTTGACCCATTGAATCCATATAAAATGGTGTTCACTATTGACTATGGCGCACAGGGTAGATTGATTTGGATACCTGTTGAAACTGGGAAAACCTACACATTTTCATTTAAAAATATCACAGGACTTTATCGCTTTTATAAACGCAAAGTCGGAAACCATGACACAAACATGGTATTGGTTCAAGATGGTAGCCCAGGAAAGCCGGACACATTCAGCTTTACAGCAGATAGCAGCTATCAAGGTTTTGTTACATTGCGTCTTACTTTTGGTACGGCTGGCACGTTTCTTTTTGAAGGTTTGCAACTCGAAGAAGGAACGCAAACGCCTTTCGAACCTTATCAGTTTGCTAATAAACGCGCTGTTCAAGTGCCGAAAAAGAACTTATATAAAAGTGATTTGGATTATCTTTCAGGTATTAATGCTAGTTATTACAGTGTTGACGCTAACGGCTGGATAACGTGGATTCAACCTAGTTACCAGCACAACTTAACGCCGCTTGTGGATGTACAACCGTTCACTGATTACACGTTTAGTTTTGAAAAATTAGACCCTAACGCTAATGCGCGTATTGAAGTAACGGACGAAAACCTTAATAAATTCGCTGATACTGCTGATGGTAAATACGATTCATTGACATTTAACACAGGTGCTAGGACAAAGATACGCGTTAAACATCAGAGTACAACAACTAAAACAAGAAAGATTATGCTTTGCAAAGGAACTGACAAGGTATATGAGCCTTACACACCAACAAACAAACCAGCGGTGTTATATCCGCAGAAAAATTTAATTAATCTTACGCTTGATAACATCGAGCAGGGCGCTATTGATGGTGCAGGGAATTGGAGTGACACAAACCAACGAATTAGATACAAGTTGTTCATTCCTGTAAAACCTAACACAGATTATGCATTTAGCCTTGAAGGTATTGACTTGTCTGTTTGGTATTGGGCTTTTGCTGAATTTAGCGCACCTAATAAAAGCGGAGCGCAAACTTACAACTCAGGTTGGTTGCCTAACTATTCAGCGAATAAAAAGACTGCAGCAACAACCAATTATATTGGTCTTGCTTTCTCTAAACGTTCTAACCCTATCGTTGTTCCTAGTGATCTACCATATCCAACAATGAAAATGCAGCTTGAAGAAGGAACGACAGCAACACTTTACGAGCCATACCGTTTAGGGAATAAAAGAGCTTAATAAATTAAAAGGAGTGGTTTACATGCCAGTAATTAAAACAGCAGCACGCAAAATAGGTGATGATTGGGTAACAGAAATACAGGACAGCGTAGGAACTGCAGAGATTACGTATACATTCCTAGAAGCTAACCAGCGAGATACAATGGACTTTGCGAATTTAAGCGGCGATACCCTAACCCTAACAATAAATGCTACAGTAAAAACGGTTAAAGCGTATGAAACAGTACGCGTTAACACTGAGAAATTTACTTCATTCAAAGTAAAATCCAATAAGAATACAAGCGCCTTTCGTGCTCGTTCTTCTTATGATGTGGCGGTGGCTCCTGCTAACTTGAATGCTGGAACCGCTACTACTGCAGATGTCGCGAACAAATTAAATGCCCTTATGGATCAACTAAGAGCGGCCGGGGTAATAAAGTGAGGTGTCTATATGAATCTAGGACAGGCAAAAAAACATGCTCTAGCTTTAATAGCAGAGTATTCAGTGGACGGATTAGAGATTTCAGAAGGAGAGAACGCCGATTATCTAAATCGTATGCCATTATTTGCTCATGAAGCGCAGATGGATATATCAAGCCGCTCCGGGGTTACTGATGTAATTTCATTCGAGTTACAAAAGGCAGACGAAAAGAAGTACAATTATGTGGCGTTACCTCCCGATTACAGGGAAATGAAATACGTTTTCTTTGATGAAGAACTGTTCACAGGAAACTATACCATTTTAAAGAATCAGATTCGCTTTAATTCGGGTTATAGCGGAACGATAGACCTTTACTATTGGAAGTACCCGAAAGAGCTTACAAAGGAAACTGAGGACTCTTACGAATTTGAAATAGATAAAGAGTATCATCATTTAATTCCGTATTATGTAGGCGGTAAATGTATGACCGATGAAAACCCGGACATAGCAGAGCGTTTATTGTCTGATTACTACAGACGATTAGAGGACGTTCGAGAAGCGCATGAGGATGGGCAAGAACGAATTGACAATGTATTTACTATCTTTTAAAGCTCCCCTTTGTGGGGGCTTTCTTTGGAGGGAAACAGAATATGCCATTAATTGATGTGCCTATTAGACAGATAGGGAATGAAGTTGTAGGGGAATTTGTTAGCAGTGTTTCATCAGTCCAGGAGCCGTTTTGGTTTGTTGAAAATAAAACCCGCAACTTTTTAGAGATTACAAACTTAACAACTGGAATCCTGTATGTTTCGGTGGGTACAAAATCAAACGTTATTGTTAATGCGTTTGAATCGGTGCGAATCGAAAATGAATACTATGCAGAGTTCTATGTAAGAGCAGCATTAGGCTATGGTTCTTTTAAAGCCCGCTTTGCTTATTTTGAATATGATGAAGAGGACGAAAAAAGGCTGCAGGATGAAATTGATAAGTTAGAAGGGCGCTTAGATGACTTAATTAAAATGACTGACTACGGCGCTAAGGGTGACGGTATAACGGATGATTCAAGCGCTTTTGCTCTTGTTGAATCGAAGTATACGAACAAGATTATTGATTTACAGGGATTCACTTATAAAGTCAATGCGTTGCCGTTTAAGAACAAATATACAAACGGAAAGTTCAATGTGGGCGGTACGTTTACAGATGCTTCATACAGCAATGTTTCGCGTGTCAATCATGGTATTGTGGCGTTCGGTCTTGGGGCGGCTGGTTCAGCTCCTTATTACCCAACGTATAGCGGCAATGATAAGTTTTATAAAAATATTGCTATCGGTGGTTATGCTTTAAAAAATAGCTTTGGTTCTTACAACAATATTGCTATCGGTTGGGAAGCTATGCCAGTAGCAGAAACAGGCGAATACTACAACATTGCCATTGGTAATGAATCTCTATGGAGCTTGAAACGTTCCGCTACTCCTTCGGGTTTTGAAGCAACACGTAATATTGCCATTGGTATTAATGGCTTGCGCTACCTAGTGAAAGGACATCATAACCTAGCGATTGGACGCAACGCCGCTCAGTGTATCATCAATGGAACATATAACACTATCGTAGGGGTTAATGCTCATGCTGGTGTAGCTCCATTGGATCTCACAGGAAAAATTATTAGTTACTCAGATTCAGACGCGACAGAAAATACAGCGCTAGGTAATGCTGCTCTTTTAAATAACGTAGCTAATGAAAATACGGCAGTTGGTTCTTATGCAGCTACAAACGTTACAAAGGCTACACGCTTAACAGCAATCGGCAGAAACGCGCTTGCTAATCTACAAAAATATATAACTGCTAATGGTAAAGACCGTACATTGTGGAGTAAAACAGGTACTTATGTTTGGACAGGTACAAAAATCACTGTAACAATGGCAGCTCATGGTATGTTAAACGGTCATTTGATTTCCTTGAAATTAGATACAGGTGATAACTTAAAAACATCAGAGGAAAATCAGTATGTGATTCAGAATGTAACAACAGATACATTTGACATTATCGCGCCATTAACGAACAACACAAACGGCACTTGCTCATCTACTTGGTACAGCAATCAGAATGACAACCTAAGCGCGTATGATAATAATACAGCAGTAGGTCACAGCGCTATGGAAAACGCGTTAAAAGGTCAAAATAATACAGTTGTCGGCGTGTGGGCTGGTCGTGCTCTATCAGGAGATTCAAACGTAATTGTTGGGGTTCTTGCTGGTACAAACTTAGGAGCAAGCGGAACAAATACAGCTATCGGTTATGGGGCTTTGCGTTACATGCAAGACGGCTCTAATGCTACGGTTCTACAGAACGCAACAGGCATTGGCTATGATTCCCGCGTAAGTGGCAGCAATCAGATACAACTAGGGAACGCTTCAACTACAACTTACGCTTATGGAGCTGTACAAGCCCGCTCAGATAGACGAGATAAGATTGATATTGAAGATAGTACACTAGGCTTAGAGTTCATTGAAAAGATTCCTGTTCGTCAATTCCGTTACAACTACCGCGAGCTGTACGATAACAACGACAATTCTAGCCGCGAACATGCAGGCAAACGAATCCATGAGGGTGTTATTGCTCAGGAAGTAAAAGAAGTTATGGACGAAATGGGAATTGATTTCTCAGGCTATCAAGACCATTCTTTAAACGGTGGTTCTGATGTTAAGACAGTGGGCTATCAGCAATTCATTATGCCGCTTATGAATGCAGTAAAAGAACTTTCTGCAGAGAATAAAGCGCGTAAACAAAAAGAAGAACAGCAGGACGCTATCATTTCAAAATTAATTGATCGCATTGAAAAACTAGAGAGAGCGGTGATTTAATGGCAACGCGCAACGTTCGGAGAGAGCCGGACTTGCTCCGCATTGAGCCTTTTCTTGGGCTTAATGTGGCGCAGTCTGCAGAACAAATAAACGACCATCAATCAGCAGATATGTTGAACGTCATGATTAATAAGTCGGGCAACCTTGAAAAGCGTACAGGGTACACGAATGTTTTACCTAGCTCGCTAGGAACTGGACGCATTACAGGTCTATATGAGTACCGCGATTCAAACGATTTTAAAATGATTTTCTTCGGCCATGAGAAAAACGCCTATCGCTTATTCTACAACGGAGATATGAAGCTGCTCGCTTCGGACTTCTCAGGCAACGAACTATCATTCTTTATGTTCGGCGGTTTGCTCTATATTCAAGATGGTACTAAAATGCGTACATTTGACGGTGGAGCGGTTAAAGATATTGTTCCATACATTCCTACTGTTTCAATCAGTAAAACACCAGCAGGGGGCGGTACACCGTTTGAGGACTTTAACCTATTAGGTGGAGGGTTTAAGGATTCATTTAGTGGTGATGGAACAGCAAAAGATTATCAGCTTTCTTTTAGTGGTATAGATGCCGACAAGGTTACTGCAGTAGTCGATAATGCAAACAAAGTAGAAGGCACAGACTTTACAGTAAACCGCACCAGCGGCAAGGTGACATTTACCACAGCTCCCGCAAAAGGAACAAACAACGTAATTATTACAGGCTATAAAAAGCGTGCGGATCTCGAAAGAAAAATCCATAAGTGCCGCTTCAATGTTTTATACGGTGGAGCCAATGACACGCGGGTTTTTATTTCTGGAAACAAAGACTTACAAAACGTGGTGTATGGTAGCGGCGTTAATGACCCTACATACTTCCCTGAGAATCGCTTCTATCAGATTGGTTCTGATTCAGAGCAAGTTATGGCTTTTGCTAAACAGTTCGATTACCTTGTTATTGTGAAAGAACGCAGCATGTGGATGATGACATATAACATGAATGACGGAAACGCAACCTTTCCAGTAAAGCCAATCAATGACGCGATAGGGACAAGAGCGAAGAACAGCGTACAAATTTTAGACAACGTTCCTGTTATGCTCTATAAAACAGGTGTTTATTCCCTTGTTGCTTCTAACGTTCGTGATGAACGGAACGTATCTTTGTTATCAGAAGATATTAACCCGGCTTTACTAGCAGAAGCGAACTTGCAGAATGCAAAAACCGTTGACTATAACCGTCAATACTGGCTGGCACTCAACGGAAAGATTTATGTATTTGACTATGATATTAAATCATGGTTTGTATATGACAACATTTATGCGTGTAATTTCCTTGTGACAGATGACGGTTTATATTTCGGTGACTTGAATGAAGGCATGATTTACCGTTTTAAAAAGAAAAGTGAATATGGAGCTTATAACGATAACGGCAAAGCAATCAACGCTTATTGGTACTCGAAGCTTTTCACTTTCCAGGCAGATGAAATGAAAAAGATGGTGGAGAAAGTATTTTTCAGCTTAAAGAACACGAAGTATTCTAGTGCTGACCTCTATTACATTACCAACAAGAAATATAGTAAACTGATTAAAACCGCTCAATCCAGCGGCACGCTTGATTTTAGATTCTTGGATTTTACGGACTTCACGTTTAATACTTCTGTTTTCCCGCGTGAAATCATGGCTAAAATCAAAGCAAAAAAAATAACTCATTTCCAGCTAGTATTTAAGAACGATAGGAAAGATGAAGCTATGGCTATTTCTTCCGCAGCTATTAAATACCGCTATATGAGTTATATAAAATAGGGGGTACAAAATGTTAACTCAATTAGGAGCTTTTTCTAAACTCGTAGCAGATTTGCCGGATGTTCCAAACATGAGCGCTGCAGAACTGAAAAGCTATTTCGATAGCTCGCCGGAGCAGCTGCGAAAATTCTACAATAATTTAGTTATCGCGTTACAATCTACAGATTCAGTGGACAGCGGCGCGGCAAACATCGGTGTAGGTGCTATTGCTGGTTTAAGTGGAACGAATGTGCAGGCTTTTCTTTCCGCTTTAAAAACTTTAGCAGATAGCAAAACAGCAAACACAGGAGATCATAAGGGAACATGGGGCGGCTATACGGTTGCTAACTTCCCTATAGGTGTAACTCGTGACCAATTGTTTTTAATTACAGATACCATTTACAACAATCAAAGCGGCGATAGATACCCTACAGGCGTTTCACTTATGAACGTGCCGGATAAAATGTACAGCTTCCCGCAAGATTATGGGATGGTTGTAACAATGAAAATCGGAAAGTATCGTTTAACACAGTTCTTTTTCAGTACCGGGCATAGTTCATCCAACTATGGTATGTGGTTTAGACATTGGTATGATGGGGATGGTTACACGCAATGGCAAAAGGTTGCAACTACAACTGATATATCTGACAGTATCGGAAGTGTCGTAAAAGGTAGTAAAATTCAATGTGGCACTACAACAATTACGATTAACGGACAGTCTAACGCTTCTAAAGCTATTTCATTCCCGGAATCGTTCAGTTCTGCTCCTGCTGTTGTTGCTTCGGTTCGTAACTCGTCCAACCCTGAGAACTTCGGGGATGTGACTTGCACAAACCCTTCTACTACAGGATTTACCCTAGTAGGACGCAATAACACGCAGAGTCAAGTAACAGTGTCTTATAGCTGGATAGCAATGGTATAAGGAGGTAAAAGCATGTTTACAATGCAGAGCATTAAAGCTTCAAAACAAACGTCATTGTCAACGTTTCAAATGCAACAACAGGGAAACAGCATTGTTGTTTTCCCTGGACAGTATTTTTGCAACAATCAATTATTAGCTGAAACAACAGAACAAAAAACATTCGAGATCCCTTTACAGCAAGGGCATTACGAATTATGGCTTTTTCAAGATGGTACATTGAAGCTTATCAAAGACTTTGTAACGATTGATAATTATATTGATTGCTTGCTGCTAGTTGATATGCCAGCAGGCGCAAAGTCGTTAGATGATGCTGAAATTACCTTTAAGCAATTTGTGGAGGTGGAATAAATGGCTTCTGTAAATATGGGTGAAGGTTATTTCAAAGATGAAAAAGGGCGCACCTATAAAGCTGACAAGAGCACGAAATATAAGCGTGTCTATCAAGATTCTAACTACTTAGGGCAAGGCATGTGGAAAGATAACAAAGACCGCCTGTACAAAGCGGATAAGAGCACAGGTTGGCAACGTCAATACAACGTGAGTAAGAACAAAGGTAACTCATATACTCAAATTGGAGATAATCAATATGAGCAAGCAAACGGCGGTATTTTCTCTTATGAAACAGGATTGTATAAAGAGAATGGAATTGAGAAGTACGGACAGCACCGCGTATACAATGACCCGCGTAAAAAGCTTGAAGATGACATAAATAAAACGTATGACTCACAGCTCGCAGATTACCGCATGAAACGTGATAAGGCTCGTAAAGAAGTTGAGGGACAAAAGAAACAAGTAGGACAACAGTTCTACGAACAAAAGAACGCCGCTGATGTAGTGAGCAAACAGAACGCGCAGAAGCTTCGTGAAATGATGGCAGCTAACGGACTAACTAAAACAGGTGAAAATGTTAGTGCTTCTATCGCTCAGGGGAACACGCGACAAAATGCGTTGAATACTCTTTCTAAAGAGGAATCGAGCCAACAAGGTCAACTTGACCAACGTATTACGGAGATCATGGACCCGGCGCAAGAAAAGAGCATTGAAGCAGCTCGCTCAGAAGCTCTCACGCAAGGGAAGCAATGGGCTGAACAACAGTTCCAACAACAAAAACAGAATTGGCAAAACCAACAATTCCAAAACATGCAATTTGCGTGGCAGCAACAACAGGCTAATATCCAGCAAGGAAACTGGCAAAAGCAATTCGATGCTACAAACAACCAATGGACACAGCAGTTTAACGCGAATAATAGCCAATGGAATAAACAGTTTGACGCACAGAACAGTCAATGGCAAAAACAATTTGATTCAAGTAATACTCAATTCAATCAAACACTCGCTTTCCAAAAGCAACAATGGAAAGAACAGAATGCAACGAACAAAAGCCAATGGCAAGCGGAGCAGGATTGGAGAAAGTACACTTACAACAATATGTCTGCTTCTGAAAAAGCTCAATTGGATTGGAATAAAAAGCAGTTCGGTGACGAGATGGCTTGGAGACAGTACGAACTTAATTACAACGGTAATATTGCTATGTCACAAGCGCAGGCGCAAGCTAGTGCATATGCAGGAATGAGCGGCGATTCTTCGGGTTTTCTGGGGTAGCCGGAGGGGGGGCAATACTAGGCGTTTCCCAAAAGTATCTTAATGGTAAAAGTAAATATGTGTTCGGCGGTGGGCGGTCTGAAAAAGACATTGCCGCCGGGCGCTTTGACTGTTCTTCATACGTTCGATGGGCGTATCAACAGTTAGGCATTAACTTAGGGCCATTAACAGGTACAACAACGGAAACGCTGAAAAACAAAGGAACGGCAGTAAAAGGCGGTTTAGCAAATGCAAAACCTGGAGATTTATTGTTTTTCGACACGTATAAAAAGAACGGTCACGTTGTTATCTATCTTGGAAACAATCAGTTTATTGGTGCTCAGGGTAAAACAGGTATCGGTATTGTAGATTTAAACAGCTCATACGGTAGTTACTTCAAGAAACGTTTTAGCGGCAATATTCGCCGTATCGCTGGCGGTGGTTCTGTTGCTGGTGCAATGGGTGGCGGTACATCACTAGGCGGCGGTATCGGTAATTATCTTCCGGGTAAAGGTGCAAGCGGCGGTGCTGGTACTGGTATGGCTTATGGTCAGGCTCCAATGAATCTACGCGGCCCGATTAATAGCGCAGCAAAACAGTACGGCGTTAACCCTAATTTAATTGCTGCTATAATCAAGAAAGAATCAACATTTAAAAGTGGCTTAACTTCTCCTGTAGGCGCAAAAGGTTACATGCAATTAATGCCTGCTACCGCAAAAGAAATGGGCGTTAAAAACGTTTGGGACACTCAACAGAACATTAACGGCGGCACGAAGTATATAGCGCAACAACTTAAAAAGTACGGCAATAATATCCCGCTTGCGTTAGCTGCTTATAACTGGGGCGGCGGTAACTTGAATAAAGCGATCCGCAAAGCCGGAGGAAGTAAAGACTGGAATCAAGTACGCCGTTTTGCTCCAAAAGAGACGCGTGATTATGTAGATAAAATTATGGGTTGGAGGTAATTACATGCCGTATAAGTACGATGAAAACGCAGGAAAGAAACGCTTTGATGAAATGTTTGGTAAAGGCTCTTACAATGCGGGCATGAATCAAGCGAAAAAAATCGGCTATTGGAAAGCGCAGCCGGACATTGAAAAGATGAAATGGAAGCAAAGACAGGACGCTTTCAAAGAAGCAGAGCGCCAACGAAAAGAAGCAGAGCGCGAAGCTGAAAGAGAATATAAGCGTCAAGTTGCTGCAGAGAAAAAAGCCAATGCCGAAAAGTATCGTATGCAAGAAGCTGCTAAGAAACAAGGGCGGGGCGGCGTTATGCCATCCCGCAAGCAAGTACAAAAAGAAGCGAAGATTCAGGCTTATTATAAAAAACATGGTAAGTTCCCTAAATCTATTCAAGATGAACTAGACACTATGCCTACTCTTTCAAAGGCACATATTGACGCGGTGCATAAAGGTAAGAAAAGCAAAGGTAAAGGTAAGGGTAAAAAGTCTAAAAAGAAAAAGGGCTTTCTTGATAAAGCAGGAAGCTTTCTCGGCGGCGTTGCAAAAGATGTGGGCAACAGTATTAAAGATGAATTTGTGGCAGAGAAAAAGAAAGCGGTAAGTGGTGCAAAAGATTTTAAATACGCTTATCAAGCTCTTAACCCTTTTGATAAGGTATCAGCTAAAGAAGCGAATGCTAAGTCTAAAAAGAATCATCAAAAACTCGCTAAAAGTAAAGCGGTAAAAGCGCAAGACCGTACTACAATGCGTATTGCTGATGGTGCAACACTAGGGCTTTTATCTAACGCTCAGAAGCGTGTAACAGGAAAAGACCCTTCTTATAAGTCAAAACGTAAAGTTGGTAAGGGTGGAGCAACTGACTTTATTGCTGACGGTTTAGGATTACTTGCACCTGGGGGAGCTTCTTATAAGGCAGCAAGTAAAATCGGTAAAGTTGCGGAAGCTGGCAAGCTAGGCAAGGCGGCAATGAAAAGCGCTAAAGGTGTCAAAGGCTTAGGCAAATTTAATAAAGAAGTAATTCGCGGTATGGGTGCGGGTGGTTTATATTCTGCTGGTGAAATCGGTATTCGTGAAGGGTTGAACGGTAAAGACTACTCATGGAAAGATAATGCTCGTGATGCTTCTTTAAATATCGCTCTTGGCGGTCTTGCTGATGGTGGAGGGCATTTACTAGGGCGTGGCTTAAAATCGCTTATGAAAGGAAATAAAGCCGCTCAGGTTAAAGGGGCAAAGAACGTTTTAAATGATGACCCTTTTAACTTGTCGAGATTCAACGGTAAGCAACGTGAAACTGTTAAAGGTACATTCGAAGGACAGAACGTTGTTGACCGCAACGCGCCGCGTTTAGGTGCTCCAAAACAAGAGCCTACACAAATGCTAACAGGTGCGACAGAGAATCCAATGGATAGATTGCAAAAAGCGTTAGGTTCTCCGCTTGTCAAAGATCCTGCTGCTAAATTTAGAAAGTCGGTAGATATTGAAGGCACGCCACAACTTAATGAGCCTATTGGACAAGGTAAGCCACAAGAATACTGGAAGCAACAGCTTGACGATGTTACAAGTAAAGCTCCTTCTACTGGCACATTAAAAGAATTTAACGATGCGGTTAATCAGCAATTAGAATACTTAAAATCATCTTTAAAAGGGCGTGGCGGCGTAGAGGTTGGCACAACTGATAACGGAATGATTGGAAACAACCGACAAGTAACAGGGCGCTATACTGTTTCTAAAAATCCGGGCTGGTTCCAAGATTTCTATAAACAAAACGGGCGCGCTCCTAATCAATCAGAACTAAAAGGCATTGCAGAAGAACAAGTAATGAAAGGCTTTAAAGATGAATATGGAGACGTTCCCGCATGGCAACCGAAAAGTATTAATGATTTAGACCAACAAAAAGCGGATTTTGAAAACTCTCTAGGCGGTTCTGAAAGTGACTTCCGTAATGCTGATGGCGTTGACGAAGTGCTGCAGGCTATTGAAGAACAAAAGAACAAAGTGTATAGCGATTACGAAAAAATTCTAAGTGGTAGCTTCAAAGGTACTGATTCACAAAAGCAAGCGATCCAAACAATCATGCAGCAAAACCCTGATTTTAAAGGCATGACACTAGACCAGCTCGAAGAATTAGCTAACCCGCTGCAGCAAAGCGCAGATATGCCGCCTTTACAGTTTAAAAAGACTGTTCAGAATCGCGGTACTAAAATTGTTCAAGGCCCGGATGGTAGAAACATTGTTGTTCCTAGTTACGGAAAAGATGACTTTGTAAACTATACAGGCAACATGAATCCTAACCAACGTGTAGCACAACGTATGGAAGGTAACTTCACTACTAGCCCAACGAATGACGGTTTGAAAATCAATCAAGACCAACCGTTGCCATTCATGAAACAAGAGCCTGCTTTAAACTTCAAGAAAACGATTCAACAAGAAGTGCCGCGAAAAGATTTAACAGAAATCAAAACGCAAGATATGGCGCCGGATGGTTCGCCCGCTTTTGGTGGGTACGATTATCAAAACCCGCAATTCAAAACACGTATGTTTACACAGTTCTTTAATGATAATGCTGACGGTTTAGCAACTGAAACAGGCAAACATATCAATCGTGAAGCTCCTGGTTTTATCGCTCGACAAAAAGAAAAATTATCAGAAGCCACGAAAGGTTTTCGCGCTGGTTATCTTGACGATTTAGCACCGCTTGAAAGATTAGAAAAGAAAATAAACGGCGGTGTTGCTAGTGCTGAGGACTCTTTATATAAAACCGCTCGCTTGTTTAGAGGTTCGCCGGAACGTGCTCATAAAGTTGTAAGTGATCAATTATCGCCTATCATAAAAGAAATGAAGGCGAATAACATTAAGTTAAACGATTTAGTTGACTATGCTACTGCTGTTCATGCAAGAGATTTAAACAGACAGGGTATTAAATCCGGCTTATCTGACGCAGAGATTAACAAGGACATTATTAACTTTGAATCACCTAACATGGAACGTTTACGCCAAAAGCTTGTAGCTGCTTCTAATGATGTGACAAAAAAAGAGCTAGTTGATACAGGTATCTTGTCACAAGAAGCATTTGACGCAATGAGAAAGAAACACCCTAACTACATGCCTATGTTCCGTCATTTCGATGATGATAAAGTGAACTTTCAAGGCGGCATTAATAGCGCTGTCGCGAATGCTACTAACCCAATTAAGAAAATGAAGGGTTCTGACAGAGATATTATTGACCCAATGGAAAGTATGGTTAAGAACATGTTTAACGCCGTTACACAAGGCGATAAGCAGCGTGTAGCTAGTCAACTAGGTAAACTTGCCGCAAAAGATACAGAAGGCGCGTTTATTCGCCGCGTAGATCCTAGCGAAGCACGTAACCGATTGAACACAGTTAAGGCATACGAAAACGGTCAAGAGGTTCATTACGAAGTGGAGCCGGACGTTTACAAAGCTATGAAGGGATTAGACAAAGAATCTACGAACGGTCTTATTCGTCTCTTTGCTCACCCTGCAAGCTGGTTACGAGCAGGAGCGACATTAACGCCTGAGTTTTCAATGCGTAACTTTATGCGTGATGTTCCTGCAGCTTATATCGTTTCTGAGTCCGGCTTTAACCCGCTTGTTGATTTCCCTGTCGGTCTTTGGCAGTCTATGAGTTTAAAAGTAGGCGGCAAGACATTAAAAGACACTGGAAAGCTCTATAAGGAGTTTATTGATAGTAACGGCGGCTATGGTAACATTGTTTCTAATGACCGTAAATTGCACCAAGAAGTTATTAAAAACGTTTTAAAAGAAGGAGATAACCCTAAATTCCGTAACATTGTTAACCCTAAAGCATACCTTAAAATTTTACAGGGTATCGCTGACGTTACAGAAAGTGCAACTAAGGTTGGGGAATATCGCGCAGCTTTACGAAAAGGCGCTACAAAAGAAGAAGCAGCTTACCGCGCCCGTGATATTATGGATTTTGCCCGTTCTGGAAACAATATCAGAGAAGCTAACAAAGTAGTGGCTTTCTTGAACGCGAACATTCAAGGTAAAGATAAGCTGTTGCGTTCATTTGCAAAGAATCCGGCTAAGTTTACAGCGAAGTCGGTTGCTATGGTTTCCCTTCCTACTATCGGAATAATTGCGGCTCAACACAATTTAGCTAATGAAGAACAAAGAAAGTCCATTGATGATGCGCCGCAATGGTTAAAAAATTCATTTTGGTTGATGCCTATTCCTGGCACTAATCAAGTTGCGCGTATTCCTAAGCCTTTCGATGTTGCGCCATTGTTTGCAGACCCAATCGAAAGAGCTGCAGACTTTGCGTACAAGAACAATCCAAAAGCCTTTGAAGGATATATGAAAGAAACATTCTCTAGTATGTCGCTTCCTGTTTTAATGAGTGGGCTAGTTCCTCTTATTGAAGGTTTCACAGGACAGTCATTTTTCCGACAAGGCCCGATTGATGGACGTTCAGACGATAACAAAGAATTTAAAGACCATTACGACATTAAAACTTCTGCAACTGCTCGTGTTATCGGTGCTGGAATTGACAAAGCAACAGGCGGCGAAGGGTTATTTAAAAACTTTGGTTCTCCGCGTGTAGTAGATAACACGATTAGAGGTTTAACAGGAGGTCTAGGAACATACGCGGTTGATGGTCTTGACGCTGCTATAGTTAACCCGATTTTAAAAGCCACAGGTAAACATGATGGAATCGCGAAGCCGGATAAGTTAATCAGTCAACAACCTGTAGCGCGTGCTTTTTTAATGGATCAAGGTTCAACCGGGGAAAGCATGAATAAACTGTATAACCTGAGAGAGAAATTGCAACGTCAAAAAGGTTCTAAAAACCCTAACTTTGATGAATATAAGTATGAACAAGTCAAAGCGGGAACGGAAGAAATAGGCGGCGTTACAAAAGCAATGAACGAAGTTAAAAATTCAACCACGTTATCCAGTAAACAAAAGCGTGACCGCCTAGAACAATTGAACAGACAGCGAAACGAAGTAGCTCGGAAAGCTTGGAAGTCAATCGGAAACTAGGAGTGGTTAAATGTATTGGTATCACTGGATAGCTAGTTATTCAATCATTATAGGGATGATAATTTTTACTATCATCCCTGAAAAACCATTATGGCTATGGGGAGTAATTTTCTTCCTCATAGGTGCAGGGTTGTCGTTGGGTGTGCTACCATCAAAAGATGACCCGGTGTTAATAAAAGCCAATGAACGCGAAGCGCAACGTAAAGCGGAATTGGAAAAGGAAAACAAGGGTTAATCCCCTTGTTTTTTTATATATAAAAGGGGGTGTTCCGGGTGTTTGAAATGGATGTTATTCGTATTTATTTATTTGGACAAGTTCGTTTTTTAGACTTACTTGTTTTGCTTATGTTTTGTGATATTGTTACAGGTATTTTAAAAGCGTGGAAGAATAAAAGGCTGCGAAGTCGTTCAGCTTTGTACGGCTATGCGCGCAAAATTGGTATGTTAGTAGCGATTATAGTTGCTAACGTAGTAGATCAAGTGTTAAACCTCGGTGGGCTACTCGCTGGTTTTTCAGTCCTTTGGTACATCGTTAATGAAGCTCTATCAATCTTAGAAAATTTAAACCAAATGGGCGTTAATGTCCTTCCTGGTCTTTCAAATAAGTTGCATGTGGTACAAGCAGAAATGCAAGAGCAAGGCGTTGAGAACAAAGAACTAAACCCTATTCTTGAAAAAACAAAGGAGGAAAAATAACATGGCATATTCTTTGAATGATCTAATCAGCAAAGCAAGCAACCACGAAAAAATGAAGGGGGTTCATCCTCTTGTTAAAGAAAAGTTTTTGCAAGTTGTTACGCGCGCTTATAACGAACTTGGATATAAGCTGGTACTTGCTGAAGGTTATCGTTCTGTTGCTCGTCAAAATGAGTTATATGCCCAGGGCAGAACAAAGAAATATGATGAGAATGGAAAGCGGCTGTACATCGTTACTAATGCTCGCGGTGGTTCTTCTTATCATAATTTCGGTTTGGCTGTTGATTTTGCCGTATTAGATCCTAAGAACGAAAATAAATTAGATTACACTGATTCAAAATATCGTCAAGTAGGTAAAATTGGTAAAGCTCTAGGGCTTGAATGGGGCGGCGATTGGAAGAAGATTTATGACGCTCCACATTTTCAAATTACTTTTGGTTTAACTTTAGCTCAACTTAGAGCGGGAGCAAAACCGCCAAAAGGTTCAACTGAAAAGCCTGCAAGTTCACCTAAGTTGCCGGAAAAACATTGTGCTGTCGATGACCTTACACCGCTTGTTCCTTATCCTGGCATATTAAAACAAGGCAGCAAAGGAATTAATGTTAAACGCGTACAACGAGCGGCAGGGATGCCGGAAAGTTTAATTGATGGTGTTTACGGTGCTCGAACAAAATCATATGTACAAGCTTATCAAACAAAGCATAAACTTGTTGCAGATGGTATTACAGGCTTGAAAACATGGAATATGATGTTTTAATCAAGACAAGCTCTCCTATATGGGGAGCTTTTTTTATTTTATTTTTTTGGAATCAAGACAAGCGGCGCCGCATACGCTTTAGAAGTACCATATTAACCGCTAGGCGATTCGCTGAATGTTTCCCTAACCATTGGGGCAGAATGATTGTAGCAACCGCCTAGAAGGAAAAGGAGCGTGTTTGCTGGTGTTAGAAGGTTTCTTCAAAGGATTAGCAGAGCATAGGAGGACTAACCCACATGAAAAAGAATATGACTACTTTCGAAATACTGGTTTTTTGCATAGTTCGGAGCACATTAATCATATGTACAATCGAGCTGCTACAAATGAACAAAAAGGAATTTTACTCGAGTACATGCAAAATTATGAAGTTGATTCGCCGGAGTATGCCGGGTATCACTCAGTAGCAACGAAAATAAAAATGGATCTGGGCTTAATTCAGCAAGATCCATTTACTCCAATTCAAAAAAAGTGGCTTATGGACCAATTCCAAAAAGGGGGGATGTAATATGTTAACGGTAGCACTTAGTGGGCTTGTATTTGTGGGTATTACGATTGCAGAAAAAAAGAAGTGGTTAGACCCGGAACGCGTCAAGACAATCATTAACATTGGTATGGCGGCTGGCATTGCAGGATTCGCATTGTATTTCATTCATATGTTAAAGCATTTTTTGTAAAACTGGCAGAACTATTTTATACGCTTGACTGGAATTTCAAAAGGCACTCTTTACCTACATGCTGCATACGATACATTACCGCTAACACTTAGGGAGAATTTCCCCTAAAATATCCCTTTCTTTTCCTCACCCTTCCCGCAAAATCAAAAGAAAAAAACGCGGCGAAAATTTCAAAGAGTGGACATATTCAGAAAAGAGTTAGATTTTCACACAATATGAAACTTGGAGGTTATTACATGTTGGAATTTATTTTGCCTGTTGCTGTTGGTGGTCTAGCTGTTGCGTTCGGTAGAAAAAAAGCTTGGTCAGATGAAAAATCAATTGAGCTTGTTTTTAAAAACGTAGGTGTTGGCTACAAAATCGGTGACGAATTTAAACACCCTCAATTAATCGCTACAGACAAAGAAAGTCAGATAGTCACAACGTATAAGTATAAGACCGCTCTAGGGCTTCCAGATAAAGTTATCGCTCCTTTAAAGGAAATACTATCTAAAACCCTAAATAAAAGCGTGGTGGTGCATTATACAGACTATCTCTATATTCATGTGTTCCATGAAGAAATTCCGAAGCTCGTTCATTATCGCGATATACCAAAGGATAAAAAGGGCTGGCTTGTGCCGCTTGGAATGAATGAAGAAGGATGGCATTTTCATGATTTTGACGCAGTACCGCATATGACCATTGCAGGCACGACACGTTTCGGGAAAACCGTTAACTTAAAATCTACTATGACATACCTTATTGAGCAGCACCCGGAGGACGCGGAGTTTATTCTCATTGATTTAAAAGGCGGCTTGGAATTTGAACGCTACAAAAATTTAAAGCAAGTACGCCACGTTTGCAAGGATTCAACTGAAACACATGCTGTACTGCAGCAATTACATTTAGAGTTTTCGGAACGCATGGCGCTGTTTTTAGAAAGAGGAATTAATAATGTAGTGGATTCACCTGTTAAAAAGCGGCTGTTTGTTATTGTTGACGAAGCAGCCCAACTTGCGCCGGAGGGTTGGATGGAAGCGGATCTAAGGAAACAGCTTGCAGAATGTCAGTATTATTTATCTGAAATAGCGCGTGTATGCGGCGGTCTTGGAGTTCGTTTGATTTACGCGACACAATACCCAACGGCCGACACATTGCCGCGACAAGTCAAAATGAACAGTGATATAAAGGTTTCTTATCGTTTGCCTGCTGGTTACGCTTCAAAGGTTGCTATCGACCAGGAAGGAGCGGAGTGTTTGCCTTCTGATATTAAAGGTAGAGCGCTTATAAAAACGCATGAGCTTAAAGAAGTTCAAACGCCATTCATTACAGACAAAGAAATGTCTAGGAGGTTAAAAGAATATGTCATCAAAAAAGGAACTACGCCGCCACCGGGAAACAATGATTCTTTCGAAATTGGATGAAATGGGCGTATTAAGCCGCTCGCAGTTACAAAAAATCGTAGGTGTTTATAATGTTCGCACTATGAACGACATTCTTTCTTCAATGGGAACGTATTTAAACCATACCCGCATGATGGAAAACGTATATTATTTGAGCAAGCAAGGGCGTGAACTGATTGGCTCCACGAATATAGTTAAGAAAACAAGCCAGCTCGAACACAAGATAATGAGAAATGATATGTATATCTATTATGACTACCCTACTACATGGGAGCCTGAGAAGCCTTTTATTATTACAGATGGTAAAACCCGCGAGAAAACAAAAATTATCGCTGACGCTTTTTTTAAGATGGATAACGCGCACTACTTTATAGAAGTTGACTGCCAGCAGAAAATGATTGCTAACTATCGTAAAATTGATCAGTACGCTAAACTTTTTCCGATGTATGAACAGAAATATAAAGTTAGCTGCATGTTAATTTTCTATACTAATTCAGAATTTCGTCAAAAGAAATTAACGCAATATGCAGAGAAAAACGGCGTAGAAATAGGGGTTTTAAGCCGCCGAGACTTGGAGTGAAAAATAATTCACTCTTTTTTTTGAAAAAGTGTTGACGTATTGGAAACTCTCCTGTAATATATGGGTATAAGGTTTCCGCAACGGAAACTTGCAAGGAGGTGTTAACATGCTTTATAACATCTTAGAACTTCGAGAAAAAGCCGGAATGTCACAAGTTGAGCTTGCCGATAAGCTAGGCATTGATAAGTCAACAGTTAACCGCTACGAAAAAGGCGGGCGGCAGCCATCGGTTGAAATGCTCTACAAAATCTCGAAAGTGCTTAATGTGTCCATTGATAACTTAATAAAAGGAGTGAAGGAAAATGATGGGGATAATTGAAGAAATTTATTTTATCATTGGTGACTTCAAAAAGAAGCAACCGAAGTTTAAAAAACCTGATTATATTTACATTGGAAATGAAGAAAGAAACAATCTTTTCATGACAGCTGAGTTTCGCTTACAAAATCATCACCTGTCAGCAAAAAAACCGTTTACTATGTTCGGCGTTGAAATTGTGGAAGTCAACAAAGAAAGCTTTTTAGAAGTAGGTGAGAAAAATGAAAACCGTTGAGGAACAATTGAAAGATTACATTGACGCTCTTGTATATCTTCACAGCATATCAGAAAAGGATATGAAAGATTCAAGCCTTTCTAAATACAGTCAAACGCTTGCTACTGCTGAGGAATACACGTACAGAAACATCATTCAAAAGCTTAGAGAAATCAAATAAAAAAAGCCCCAACAGGAGCTTAAAAAAGGGAGATAAAAATATTATGACAAAATCAATCACATTGCAATCACTGGTACTTCTTAATTTTAAAGGTATTCGCGAATTAAAGCTACAACTAAATAATGCTAACGCTGATATTTTCGGCGATAACGCTACTGGTAAAACAACTATTAACGATGGTGTTACATGGTTGTTATTCGATAAAGACAGCTTAAACCGTAAGGACTTCCAATTTAAAACGGTTGATTCTCAAAATAACGAGATCCACAACCTAGAGCATTCCGTTGAAGGTATTTTCTCAGTAGATGGCGCGGAGCTTTCACTTAAAAAGATTTTTAAAGAGAAGTGGACCAAGAAACGCGGTGCTGCTACTGCTGAATTCACAGGGCATACAACAGATTATTTCATCAATGGCGTTCCTTCTAAAAAAGGTGAATACACAAATAAAGTGGCTGAATTAGTCAATGAAGATACATTCAAGCTTTTAACTACTCCAACATTCTTTAATGAGCATATGAAATGGCAAGACCGCAGAAACGTTTTAATGGAGATTGCAGGCGATTTGTCAGACGCGGAAGTAATTGCATCATCTGATAAATTAAAAGCCTTAGAAGCGATTCTGAACAGCCACAGCATAGCAGACCACCGTAAAATGATTGCTAGTAAGAAAACAACAATTAACAAAGAGCTTAACGCGATTCCAGTTCGTATTGATGAAGTGCGCCGCTCAATGGTTGATACAAATGGAGCTAGTGAAGAAGCTTTACAAGAAAATATTAAAAACGCTCAGGATAAAGTGAATGTTCAAAATGAAACTATCCTTCACTTACAAAATGGCGGCGGCGCTCATGAGATAAAGCAACAAATTGAAGAACAAAGAAGTTTGCTGCTTCAAGCTAAAAACGAATACAGCGAAAAGAATTACACTTCTATTCTTGACCAACAAGAATTAGTAAGACAAAGCAACGAAAAAGTAAGTAATTTGACAATTGAATTAAAGCAGGCTCAAACAGAGCTAACGAACGTTAAAAATTTCTTAGCAAAAGAAGAGGAAAAACTTGCTGGCTTCCGTTCTGAATGGTCTGAATTAGACGCTCAAACATTCGATGAACACAAAAACACTTGTACAATGTGCGGGCAAGAGTTCCCCGAAGAAAAACGCCTTGAACTAGTTGACGCGTTCAACCTTCATAAAGCTGAACAACTTGAAAAATTAGTGAAACAAGGAAAGAGTTCTGCTGCAGAAGTTGAAAATACAAAAGTTGTTCTTTCTAACAAAGAAAAAAATATCTTTGCTATCGAAACAGAATTAAAAGAAGCTGTTCGAGTAAAAGAAGAAGCGGTACAAAAACATGCTGAATTAAAAGCGAACACTACACCTTTTGAGCAAACAGGCGTATATACTTCTTTTGCTACTGAAATTAATAACCTTACAACAAAAATGAACGATGTTAAATCAATGGCGGCTGAAAGTATTCAAACGGCTCAGAATCAAATTAACGACATCAAACAATACATTGCTTCCCAAGAAGCTGTTTTGAATCAAATTAAGCAAAATGAAGCGTCTGAAAAGCGTATTGCTGAACTTGAAGAACAACAGCAGCAACTAGCAGAAGAATACGAAAAAATTGAGCACCAGCTATTTTTAACAGAAGAATTTATTCGTACAAAAGTAAATCTTCTCGAAGAAAAAATAAACAACAAATTTAAAATGGCTAAATTCAAACTGTTTGAAACACAAATAAATGGGGCAATAATTGAGTGTTGCGAAACACTATATAACGGTGTAGAATATAACAAAGGGTTAAATAACGCCGCTCGAATTAATGTAGGGCTAGACATCATTAATACATTATCTGAACATTACGGCGTTCGCGTTCCGATATTTGTTGATAATGCCGAAGCTGTTACCGAGTTAATGAATGTCGATACTCAGTTAATTGCATTAAGAGTTAATGAAGCGGACAAAAAATTGAGAGTGGAGGTTAAAAGTTGACTGCACCTAAAAAAATAAACGGTCAAAAATTCGGTAAGCTAACCGCTGTAAAAGCGGTTGGTCTTAACGAAAGGAAAAATACTATTTGGTTTTGTAAATGTGATTGCGGAGGTACAAAAAAAGTTCCTGCAACTAGGTTGATAACCGGGATAACTAAAAGCTGTGGATGTTTAAAGAAAGTAGAAAGACGCGTTAAGCATGGTCTTTCCACTGATCCGAAAACAGGAAAAAGAACGAGATTATATAATACTTGGAAAAAGATGAAACAAAAGTGTTTTAATCCTAATGACCCAAAATACGATGATTACGGCGCAAGAGGTATAACTGTTTGCAGCGAATGGTCAGAAGATTTCAAAATTTTTCATGATTGGGCTATGAATAACGGTTATGACGATAAATTATCAATTGACCGTATAAACAATGACGGAAATTATGAACCGTCAAATTGTAGATGGGCGGACGCTAAGACACAAGCCAATAACCGCCGCAAAAGAAGATATTACAGAAAAGGGGATAAATAAAATGACTAATCAAATCACAGAGCAAAACACTCAATTAACAATCGTGGAGAAAGTGGAGCAACGTGTTCAAAAGCTTCAAGAAAACAACCAGCTTCATTTTCCTAAAAACTATAGCCCATCCAACGCGCTTAAAAGCGCTTGGTTGGTGCTTCAAGAAACAAAGGCGGGTAAGAATGCCGGATATGCACCAGTATTGCAGTATTGCTCACAGGCGAGTATTGCTAACGCTCTTTTCGATATGGTAGTTCAAGGCTTAAACCCTTCTAAAAAGCAAGGTTACTTTCTTTGCTACGGTAAGTCATTAACATTCCAGCGCTCTTATTTTGGAACAATGGCCGTTACAAAAAGCGTTGCAGGAGCTAAAACAATTAATGCTATGACTATTCATGATGGGGATGACGTACAATATGAAATTAAAAAAGGTCGTATCATCGACATTGAACATAAACAATCGTTCGGAAGCATTGACAAGCCTGTTATTGGAGCTTATTGCACCATTGATTTTGGTGATAATGATATCTATATCGAAGTTATGACAATGAAAGAAATTCGCCAAGCGTGGAGCAAGTCGCAGTCATGGAGCAAAGGACAGGAAAAAGAAACGGCTAATAGTGTTCATGGTCAATTCACTGTAGAAATGGCTAAGAAAACGGTTATCAATCGTGCTTGTAAGAAGTTCTTAAACTCTAGTGACGATGCAAGCCTTGTTATGGACCTATTAAGCCAGGAGAATGATGAAACGCAGTTAGACATTGAAGAAAACGCTAATACAGAGGTTTTAGATATGGAATACGAATCAGTTGACGAATCGCCGGAAGTTACAGAGGAAAAACAGTCTGCTTATGAAATCATTGACGCGCCTAACAATGAGGAAGTACCAGCAGGGCAAACAGCTTTTGATATTCCAGAAGAACCTAAAACAAGTGGTGCTCCATTTTGATTAACATTCAAGCTATCAGTTCCGGCAGTAAGGGTAACGCCTATCTGCTGGACGATGGCAACACAAAATTGCTCCTTGAATGTGGCGTGACGTTCAAGGAGCTGCAGAAAGCGACCAATTACGAAACATCAAGACTAAAAGGGGCCTTAATTAGTCATGAACATTCTGATCACTGCAAAGGCATAAAAGAAGTTATCAAGCGCGGTATAAATGTTTATACCAGCGCTGGAACTGCTGCAGCTTTAAACCTGACCGATAACAGGATTAAAATTGTCGAGAAGAAAAAGCCTTTTAAAATTGGTACGTTTCAAATAATGGCATTTGACGTAGAACACGATGTAAGCGAACCTTTTGGCTTTTTAATCATGACGCAGGCAGGCGATAAGCTTCTTTTTGCAACCGATACTTATTATATACGCTATAAGTTCCCAGGACTAACGCACATTTTACTAGAGACGAATTACTCAGAGGACATCATAAACAGAAACGTTGATTTAGGGCGTTGTGCTCATTCACTAAGGAAACGTATTAGACAGTCACATATGAGCCTAGAAACGGCTATAGAGTTCTTTAAAGTAAATGATTTATCGAAAGTAGAAGAAATTCACCTTATACACCTAAGCGATAGCAACAGTGATGAAGCTTTATTTAAAAAAGAGATTCAAAAAATAACTGGAAAACCAGTATTTATCGCTTAGGGGGCGTTGGGATGGGAGCACTTATATTTGTGGTATTGTTTTTCTTTATGATTATTGGCGGCTTTACTGTTGTTCATTTTATAAACGATTGCATTAAGGTATACGAAAAGGAGCTGAACGAATAATGGCATATAGAACATTTGAATATACAAAATATACTACGTTTGTTATTTGTGATAATTGTGGAGTTGAAACGAAATTATTAACAGCTAATACCTTCCCTAGTTTTGACACTCGAATGAATGGCGCTTTATCGAAAGGATTTACATTTAAACAATCTATTGACGGTACTTTTAAAAATTATTGTCCTGAGTGTAAAAAGGAGCTAGAGGAATGAGTTTCTTTACTGCAGAGCAAAAGGAGATCATGAAGGCAAAAGAAATTTTGCCTTCTACTGTCATGTATAGGATGAAAACAAAAAAGATGACATTTGAAGCTGCTATAGCTACAAAAGAGCCTTTAAGCCGCGAGCCGCGTCTACATAAGGTTTTAAGTGCGGAAGATATAAAAGTATGCGTTAAGAAGGGAATACCGCGTAAAATACTTTCTAAGCGCGCTTGTGCTAATTGGAGCCGCGAAAAGATTATGAATACACCTGTAAAAAAGAAATCGTTTTTCTCAAAACGGCAGCTTGCGAATATTAAACGTCTAGGTATTCATTATCAAACGGCAGTTAGTAGAGTCAAGTATTGCCACTGGACAAAAGAAAGAGCCAGTAGTACACCAACAGGAAAAAACGGCGTTGCTCACAAGAATTAGTGCTTATGTGCTAGTTCTTTTTTTGTGCCGAAATAGTAATATATTCAAGGGATTAAAAAAATATTCCATAAATATAAAAATAAATATAGACACACTATAGTTACTATGGTATCTTTAAATTACACCAAGAGAAACGAGGTGAAAATATTGGATAAAAACATCAAACGTTTTCCTCTACGATTAGAAGAAAACATACATCGAGAAATCAAAGTAGCAGCTTTTAACGCTGATGTGTCTATACATCAATTTATTATGGAAGCTGTGAAAGATAAGCTTAAAAAGGAGGGTAACAAGTGAGCCAGCAACAAGGTTTTATACTTCTCCATAGATCCATTCAAAACCATTGGCTGTATGAAGAAAAGCGCGTCTTTTCTCGTTACGAAGCTTTCACCGATTTACTTATGATGGTTAACCATAAAGACAATAAAGTTTTGCAAGATGGTGAGCTGGTCGAAGTAAAACGCGGTGAAAGAATCACTTCTATTAGGCAGCTAATGGATAGGTGGCAATGGAGTAATACAAAGGTAAAAAAGTTTCTTGATTTGCTTCAAAGTGACAACATGATTGAGTACGAAGTTACACCCAAAAAAAAGACACTAATAAAGATAGTCAAATACCATGACTACCAAGGGTTTCAAGCTTCTGAGCAATCAGCAAAAAAGACACAGAACAATCACAGAAAAGACACAGAGCAATCACAGAGCAATCACAGAAACGACACAGAAGCGACACAGAACAATATAAACAACAATGATAACAATGACAACAATGAAAATAATGAGAACAATGACAACAACATTAACAACAAGGCTGCTAACGTTTTCGGAGTTTATGAACAAAATTTCGGAATGATTAGACCGCTGGTTGTTGATGAATTGAATTATTGGTCAGACAAACTTTCTGACGAGCTTGTTATTGAATCAATGAAGATCGCTGTTAAAAACAATGTCACTAATTTTAAATACTGCGAAAAAATTCTAAAAGATTGGGCCAACAAGAATGTTAAAACATTAGCAGATGTACAAGCCTTGCAATTAGAACGCGAAAATTCTAAACCGCGTAAAGGTACTGCTAACCAAAAGCCTGGCTCTATGTTCCAACCAAGTGAAGCAACGTTAGAAGCTCAAAGAAACATTAAGCCGCTTACTGACGAAGAAAGAGCGGAACTACAAAAACAAATAGAGGAGCTGCCGTACTAATGGGTATGTTAAAAAAGTTTGATATGTCTGGAATCATGCTTAGGAACTTTCCTAAACAATTCCCGGAGCTTGCAAGCGCTAAAGATGTTAGTGTGAAAAATACGGAGTGTCCGAAGTGCCAGGAGCTTACAATGTGGGTTTATTCTTATGAAATTGATAACCAGCGTTTTGAAAAGCCTTCACAACCTAAATGTAATTCATGCGGCACTAAAGAGTTGCAGTCACTTACAACACAGCATTTTGTTGAAAAGCGTATTAACCAGCTCAATGATAATTGGTACATCTTAACCGAAAAGCAAGGGCAATACGGTTTTAAGAATTTCATTTATGATAATCCTGTTTTAGATAAAGCCTATAAGCAAGTTTACAAGTACTTAACAGACATAAGCCAAAATAACATAATGAACGAACGTAACTTGCTCTTACAAGGCTCAACAGGTACAGGAAAAACACATTTAACCACAGCGTTAGCAAGAACATTAAAACACCGGGGCTTTTCGGTTGGATATGTAACAGCAGAAGAACTATTTTCGAAGTTTAAGAGAACTTTCGGACAAGTGGATTCGGATAAATTGCAGGAACGTATTTTTCATGAAATGTCATCACTTGATATTCTAGTCATTGATGATATTGGAACGGAAGCGAATAAAATTGTTGAAGATACAAGCTGGTCGGGGAATACGTGGACAAAAATAATTGAAGCGAGATCCAATAAGTGCAACGTATGGACAACCAACCATGACGAAGAACAGCTTTATAAGGTCGTAGGGCAACGAGCTTATAGCCGTATGCACGAAGAAACTCACTTCATAAACATGTTTACGGACGATAACCGCAAAGAAAAGGCAATTAAAAATTAAATATAGGGGGAGAACACATGAAACCTACGAATTTCATATGCTCACCGGGAATTTGGTCTTTTGGAAATTATTCTACTGAGGATTTTACAGGAATGACGCCTGAATGTGAAGCAACACTTTCTGCCTTAGATGCCCGCATACAGGCATTTGAGGAAGAACTTGCCGCAGGAAAGGCGGGTTAAGCCATGACAAAGTGTGCAAGATGTGGCTGGATTCACGTATTGAATGTCAAATTTTGCAACAACTGTAAGGCGAAATTCACCGATGAAAAACAATTCTTTTTGGCTAATAAAGATATTTTAATGGATTTAGCGTTAAAAGCGCATGATTACGAGTGGTGTAAAGCCATTCTTAGGGGGAAAATTCATGATTTTGAATAAGACGGAAAAGAAAGCAGCTCGCGCAACAGTGAGCAACTTAATGAATTTAGCGTGTGAAAGATGTGTAACGCCTAAAGCGTGTGACTCATGCCCAATTAGAGCGACAATGCAATCTATGTACGGTTTAGTTGAAGGTGATGTGAACTGGAAGAAAAACGCGGTAGGCATCACAGCTCAGAAATACAGAAAGCTACGTCACCGCAATTTTAATGACAGTGAAATCGTGCAAATGTTTGATATTACACCTAAAGAGCTGCTGGACTTCAAGCGAAAAGAAAAGCTTATCTCTAGTCGTTTCGAGAACGATGACGATATTAGAGAAATACGCCGCTTGCGTAACGTGGAAAAGTGGACGTACTCAGCTATTGCAAAGAAATACGGTTGCTCGTCAATGACTGCCAGCGAAATTGCTCGCGGCGTAAGATTCTCGGAGGTGGAATAGATGCCGGGATTAAAAAAAGGTGACAAAGTTGTAATGCACACTTGCGGGGAAGCTGCTTATCATGACGGTAAAATTTGGACTTGTAGAACAAACGAAGAAAAAGCGGGCTGGACAGGCAGCAATGTAGTTTGGTTAGAAGATTACTCAGGCGCTTTCTCAACAAAATTTCTACAAAGAGTAAAATTAGGGGAGGAAAAATAAATGTGTGAATTTAAAAATCAGTTGTTATTGCTTGAAGTAGCTTTGAAACAAAATCCCGCTGTTATCAAAGGTGTAAAGGATCTCATTTCTAAATACGATAAAAGCGCAAGTGCTCCCAACACTCGCGCCGAAGTGAAAAGCCATATTCAAAAACATGATACCCTAAACAGCCTAATTGTATTCTGCTTTAATTGCAATCTTACAAATGAACTAACCCTAAAGAACGTTGTATCTTACAAATGCCGTCATTGTGATTGGGAAAACCGTCTTTCTTATATGCAAGTTCGGTACATGCGTGAGCTATGAAAAAGTTAATCAACGGCGAACACCTCACCATAGACGAAGCATGGAGCAAACATAAGGGCTTATGTTGGAAATATGTTAGATGTAATTATGAACGTGCCAATCGTATGAGCTATACAAAAGCGGATTTGATACAAACGGCAGCGTTAGCATTTACCCAGGCATACAATGGATTTGATGAAAATGCAGGGGTGAAGTTCAGCACATATGCCGTTCCTGTTATATTCGGTGTGATGGATAACGCATTTTCAAGAAACAATGCAGGCGTACATTATACGGAGCCTGTTAAAAAGCTCGCTTACAGGTATTTAAAGGGCAAAAATAAAGCGGATAGAGAAAAATCGCAGTTAGATGACATCATGAATAGCCTTCAAATTGATTATTTTCGCGCGTATGACGTTTTTCAGTTCATTCACAATGAATTACTCTACTCAATGGATTTCCCCCTCACAATCGAAGCTCGACCAGCAGGGGAAGAAGTAGAAGGCACTCATTGGGATATTATCGGCAAAGAAGCTGATTACTCGTCAATTTTTATCAATGAATTAAAAAGTCATTGTACAGATTTAGAAAACCAAGTGATTGATTTGATATTCATAGGGGTTGAGCGCCGCGATATGCCGGACATACTCGGCGTAAAACCTACTAATATCTTTTCTAGGGTGCAACGTATTAAACGCAGAATACGAGAAAAGGGGCTATTACACGATGGACAACCTAACTTTAATTAAAGATATGCTTCACAATTTAAAATATGACACGCTTTACGCAGATTTACAGGACTATGTTCCAGCTCTTGAAGCTATGGTAAAAGTTTATAAGCATAATGCGGAAGTGCTCGAAGAAAAACGCGCTTTAGAAAACGAGATCCGCGAAGTGAAAAAGAGTTACATGCAGACCATTGAAAAAATGAAGTCTTACAAGAAGCGTAATGCAGAACAAAAAACGCTGCTTGCTCAAATAAAGTCACTTGCTGCAGGAGGTAAACCAGTTGAAAAAGATTGAGTTCGGCTTTCATCCAGTAGCAAAACCTGTTTCTAATGTCGTGAAAAGAAAGGACAGCAGCGGCAAAAATCGTTATTATATCGCTGGTGACTGCGAAAAGTGCGGCGAATACTTCGAAAAAAGAAAAGATGGAGCAAAACATAGTAATCTTTGCAGCTCTTGCGCCTTGAAAGAATCGAACGCAAGAAGAAAAGGCACGATTATTGAAAGTAGAAGAAACGGCAAAACAAAAAAATGCGCGGTTTGCAATGAAGAATATTATGTTAAGGCAAGCCGCCTTTCTTCAAAATATTGTTCTAGCAAGTGTTGGAACTCTGTAAAACCTTTACCCGCTGCTTTTATCACTAAGACAAATAACGCTGGTAAAAACAACGGGCGTTATAAGGACGGAAAGAGAACAGGGGAAAGGGCCAAACAAAATACACCGAAAAATAAAGTAAGGCAGCAAGTAAAAGAACGTGATGGAAATTGGTGCTTGTTATGCGGTAAACCTCCAAGTGGTTTGCATTTGCACAGAATCAAATATGGCTCACAAGGCGGCAAGTATGAAAAAGATAATTGTGTTCAGTTATGCAATGAAGATCATGCACTAATTCATACGGATAAAAAATTGTTTATGCCTTTGTTAGAGAGTTATATAAAATTAGCAACCGCTAACCAGCTAGAAAGTGAACCGACAGAACCACCTTTCTATTGGTACGATTGGATAAAAGAGTTTAAGGGGGCATTAGATGTTTAATATCTATTTCGAACAGCTAAACGTTGTCACTGTTGCCTATATACAGTCATGTATGGAAATATGTAAGAAGTCATTCTTTAAAACATTGGAGGAAAATTAAATGATTAATACTACTGTCGTTGTTGGAAGAATTGCAAGGGATTTAGTTTTACGGTATACACCGCAAGGAACGGCTGTTTTAAATTTCACTGTTGCTTGTAATCGTCCGAAAAAAGAGGGACAAGAGCAACAAGCGGATTTTCTAAACGTTGTTACATTCGGTAGACAAGCTGAGAATTTAGCTAACTTCCAAAAGAAAGGCTCTTTAATCGGTGTCACTGGAAGAAATCAAAGCCGTTCTTATGAAGGACAAGACGGTAAACGTGTATATGTACAGGAGATAGTCGCAGAAAGCATCAAGTTCCTTGAATTTAACGGAAACGATCAAGGGAATAGTAATACATCTAATCAAGGTAACGGCTCAAATCAAGGCTATACAAGAGTAGATGATGACCCATTCAATAGCGGGCAAACGGTAGATATTAATGACGATGACTTACCGTTTTGATAAAAGGCATACTATGGGGCGTGCTCTTTAGCATTCCCCTATGGTTATCAATATTGGGATATATAAAACTATTTAAGGGGCTGTTTGAATGAAATTGACATTCGATATAAATAAAATATTAGTGCTAGACACGCCATTTAAGCCGGATATGTTGAAAGATAAACATGCTGTATTGGGAGAAATAGAAGGCAAAGGCGTTTTAATGTTCAATGTTGATTATGAAGAAGTACACAAACAAGTTATGGAGCAGCAAAAGGAAGGGGAAAACAAATGAATAACCTAAAAGAACTATTCGAGATCCAAGCGGGCTTAGACGCGGAAATATTAAAGAATCACCCTATACAACCAGGAGAGGACAGACTCGAAAAGAAACATGCTGCTTTATTGGTGGAGCTAGGGGAAATGTTCAACGAGTGGAGAGCATTTAAGTTTTGGAGTAATGACCAAACGCCGCGAACGGAAATAGATATTAAATGTTTAGAGTGTGAAGGTTTAGGCTTAATTTCACATGATGAAGAATGCGCCTATTGTGAAGGTACTGGCTACATTAAAGGTGATTTAGTGTTAAAAGAGCTAGTGGACTGCTTACACTTTGTTTTAAGTATTGGCATAGAAATGCAAAACATTCACCCTGTCTTTTTGGCATTAGTGGCAGAAGAAGCAAGAGCGGTTAAATATGATTATCAATCAATAGAACAAGCGTTTATTTCTTTGCTGCAATTAGATTGGACAGCAGACGATTACGAAGAAGGAATAAACTATTTTATTGGATTCACTGAAAAACTAGGCTACACATGGGAGCAAGTAACAGAAGCATATTTAGAAAAGAACCAAGAAAACCATTACAGACAAATGAACGGCTATTGA